AGTGGACGCTTGCGATCACCGCGACGACCGAGGGCACGGTGTCGCTCGCATTCAGCGGGTTGCTTGGCTACGAATTCCCGCCCATTCCGGCGTTCGTCACCATCTTTAAGGCGGCTGCTGGCGGTGGTACATAAGGCGGTGACTTATGGCTGACAAGAAACCTATAAAGAGCAAGGACCAAGTCGCTAAGCCGGAGGAAGTAAATCCGGATAAAGATCAGCGGTACAAGGTCCTTGTCTCGTTCTCGGACGATAAGGACAGCTTTAGCGTCTACATTGCCGGACGGGACATCTACCCACGCGAAGGGTATAAGCCATCAGAAAAGCGCTTGGAGTATTTACTCGGCAGCGAGAACAACTTCAAGCGCCCGGTCATTGAACCGATCGATTAGGAGGTAAGCCGGATGATCTCAGGAGAGCTGTTAGGCAACTTGCTGTCGGTCGTCCGGCAGCATCTCGGGTACACATGGCCCGATGCAGAGATCGATCAGAAGTTGAGTGAATACATCAAAGACGGTGTCGCGTACCTCGAACGCATCGCGGGCGGGAACGTGCTCACCTTTGATGAGGGAACGAGCGAGCGGCGTTTGCTGAAAGAATATGTCTTTTATGCGAACGCGCTCCAGCTCGGCATCTTTTTTGTCAACTATCTGCACGATCTCAACTCCTTCCAACTCGAACAGGAGCGTATAGCGTATGAGCGAGCAAAAGAATCCACTGAATGACGGAATCTTGACGGTCTACGAAGTGATCGACGTCGGCTTGCCCGGCGAGATGCCGAAGAAGGCTGTCAGGCAAAAGTATCGCCTGCGCTATGACGAACGAGTGGTCGGCATGAATCGGTACTGGGTGGCTAAGCAAGCATCGGCGACGATCCACATGATGGTACGCTGTCATCGACTTGATGACGTGACGACGCATGACGTGGTGGGCCTCCGGGACGGCAAGCAGTACGACATCAAGCAAATCCAATATCCGCCGGACATCCATCCGCGAATGATGGACTTGTCGCTTGAGCGTCGCGCTGATAAGTACGACGTGGTGGAGGTGCCGACATGATGACTCAAGAAGGACTCAAGGCGCTTTTGCTTGAGCTTGACCCTAAGCTCAAGAAGTACTTTTGGAACGGGTCAGGCGAAGACTACACGGTGTGGACGCCTCATCATCCGAGCACGTCGATGAGTGACAACCTGCCGGAGGATCGGCTGATCAAGGTCACAATTGACCGGTACACAAAGAACGAAAGCGACGACCTGCACTTGCGGCTGATTGACCGCTTGGAGCAGGAATATGTCGCAATGGACGAACCTTTGACGGTTTACGAATCGGACACGGGATATTTCCACCACATTGTCGAGTGCTATGTGGTGATTTAACACAATGAAAGGATGATCAAAAAATGGCAGATACATACGTAGGCAAACCAATCGGCGTAAGCAACTTGACATGGTTTCCGCTCACGGCTGATCCGGCTGAAGGCGATGCAACTTATGGCGCGGCGGTCAAGCTGTCAAGGCTGATCGAGGTCACACTCGATCCGCAATTTGTCGAAGGTCTTCTTGAGTCGGACAACAGCATCGAGGATCAAATCTCTTTACTCCAGTCTGTCGACGTGACGATTAACGCCTCACAGCTGACCGACGCAATCAGGGCGGGTTTACTTGGACACACGATGGACAGCACAGGTGGTATGCTTGTCAAGCCGACCGATGCGCCTCAACTGGGCGCTTTAGCCTTTAAGGCTTTGTTGTCAAAGGAATCGGGCACTGACAAGCACGTGTACATCGTGCTGTACAAGGGTCGTTTCCGCGAGTTCAGCGAAACGTTCTCGACGGTCGAAAAAGGCACCGTCAAGTATCAGACGCATACCGGATTGAAAGGCACGTTTGTTGCTCGCGATTCGGATGGGCACATCATGTACAGGATGCGCGAGGACTCGGCCGGTGCAAGCTCGACAAAGGCTTCGGCTTGGTTCACATCGCCTCAAGAGTACACGCCGCCTTCGCCTTAATCGAGGGCAGGCACAATCAAACCTAACGGCTCAGATGGCAATTAGCTGTCTGGGCCGTTTTTTATCAGGGAGGCATATATGGACAAGTTAAAACCATATGTCAACCTAGCTGACTATGACGGACGCATTGTCGAGCTTGAGTGGTGCAATGACGCCATCGCTCATGCGGCCGATTATTACAGGCATATTACAGGCGAGTGTCTGAATTTCAAGCTCATCATGAAGCAATACCGAGAGCCGGTCATCTGCACGGCGCTATTTTTCGGTGCGCTGAAAGTTGCGACCGGCATGCCTCTAAGAGATTTCTCCGCGAAAAACATGAGCTACGAGCAAATCTATTTGCCGGTGAAAGACGGGCTGGAAAATTACTTTGACGCTTCGAATGTCCGAAAAATGCCGGAGGGTGACGAAGAATGGCCGGACACTCAGAAACAAGTCAACAAACCTAACGAAGACATCGAGCTGCTGACTTATCAAGCAATTATGAAAAAATGGGGGTTTAGCCTGACCGAGATCGGCAGGATGACCATGCGCGGCATGCAAGCGGCGGCTCTCGAATTGAGCGGCGTCAAAGAATCCGACGACAGCTGGCTGTTCGGCAAGGAAGGTGAGGGCGATGTCGTCATTTAAGGTCGAAGGCCTGGACGAGCTGATTGAAGATATCGAGTGCATGGGCGCGGGGCTTGACCCCGTCTTTGACGAAATGCTCGATGCCGGTGCGGATGAAATTGTAAAGGCTTGGGAAGCGGCAATTGTTAAGCATAAGCATGTCATCACGGGACAGATGCTCGAAAGTGTCAAAAGCAGCAAGAAAAAAGTCGGTGGCGCCAAGCAGAGGCTGGCGGAAATCTTTCCGCACGGGAAAGATGAACGAGGTATCCGGAATGCGTCTAAGGCGTTCTACTGTCATTTCGGGACAAGTAAAAGACCTGGAACGCATTTTATCGATACAGCTGAAGAAGAAGGGCACAGAGCGGCATTCGAGAAAGTCTCTCAAATCTGGGATCGGTTTATAACGGAGGGTGGAAATGGCAGATAAAGAATCAACCATCAAGACTATTTTCGCTCTTGACGGCGAGACAAAGTACCGTGATGCGATTAAGAACATCAACAGCGAACAGCGAGAGCTTAGGAGCGAGTTATCAAAAGCCACGTCTGCATATCAGCTTAATGGCGACAAGCTGGAATACAACAAGTCGCGTGTCGAAATCTTAACGAAGCAATACGACTCGCAAAAACGAAAACTTGATGAAGTGCGCCATGCGATGGAGCAGTCCGCCAAGATCAACGGCGAAAACTCAGAAGAAACGCGGAAGTTGAGAACTGAATACAACAATACGGAATCGGCTTTAATGCGAATGGAGAAGTCGCTCAAGGACGCGACGGCCGAGCTTGCGGCTCAAGAGCTTGAAATGAAAAAGCTCGGCAATCGCACACGTGAAGTCGGGGAAGCCGTCGAAAAGACCGGAGCAAAGATGAAGGGCTTTGGCGACGGTATGAGCAAGTACGTCACGGCACCTCTGGTCGGTATTGGCGTAGCTGCCACCGCCGCATTTATGGAGGTTGACGAGAACCTTGACAATATCGCCAAAGCGACGGGCGCAACAGGCAAGAACCTAGAAGAGCTCCAAGACGTGTGGGAGAACGTTGTTCGGACAATGCCTGTTGATATGGGCGTCGTGTCTGAAGCCGTCGGTGAGCTGAACACTCAATTCGGATGGACGAACGAAAAACTAGAAGAAAATACGCGCTTAACCGCGAAATACATAGAAATCACGGGCGCCGGAGTCACTGAAACGATTCAGGGCACGAAAAAGGCGCTTGAGATTTTCGGGCTTGAGGCCGACAAGTACGAAAAAATACTTGAAATTGTTGCCAAGCAAGCCCAAGACACGGGCGTTGACACCAAGACCATGTTCGATGCGATTGCTCGCGGCGGTCCAACGCTTAAGAATATGGGTCTATCTCTGGAAGAATCTGTTGTCTTGCTCTCACAGATGGAGCAAAACGGTATAGAGGCGACCAGGGCGCTTGGATATCTTGTTAGAGCTCAAGCGACCTTGGCCAAAGAGGGCAAGCCGCTTAACCAGGGGCTGCAAGAGTTTCAGGATATCGTCAAAAACAGCACATCTGAAACCGAAAAAATGAACGAGGCGGCCAAAATCTTCGGCACGAAAGGTGCCGTCACAATGCTCGACGCTGTTGAGCGTGGCGCATTAGATTTTGGCGAACTTGCGGATGCCGCAGAATCCGCCGGCGGCACCATCGCCCGAACATTTGAGGACACTCTCGATCCTATTGACCAGCACAAAGTTTTGCTCAATAACGCGAAAATCGCGGGCGCAAAACTCTCAGAGGAAGTGCAAATCGCGCTCGCTCCGGCAATGGAGTCTCTGATCGACGTGGTGAGCGGCGCTGTTGACGGTTTTAATTCGCTCGATGACAAAACAAAAAAGACGATCACGAACGCAGGTCTGATCGTGGCGGCGATCGGTCCTGCCATGAGTGTTGGCGGGCGCGCTGTCGAGCTCGTCGGCAAAGGAATCTCCGGCTGGGGCGGCTTGATCGACAAGCTCTCAATGGCTCCCGGCGTCATCGGAAACGTGACGACTGCGCTCGGCAGCGGAGGGACGTTCGGACTTGTCGCCGGTGTTGGGTTGGCGTGCATTGGCATTTGGAAACTTGTTGAGTCATTGACGGCGGTTGATCCTGCCGTCAAGCGAGCGCAGGAAAGCCTTGAATCGCTCGACGATGAGTTTCGAGATATGGAAGCCGGGTATCTGGCTCAGACTGAGCTCATCAAGCAATATCGCGGCGACTTAGACACTTTAATGCAAGAGGAAGACAGGTCCGTCGCGACCAAGCGCAGAATCCAAAGCGTTGTCGAGCGCCTGAACCAGCTAGTCCCGGAGCTCAACCTCGCATACGACGAACAAGCTGACAAGCTTAATATGGCCGTGACGGAAATGGACAAGCTGATCTTGTCGTCACGCGAAGCGGTCAAAGAGCAGCTTAAGCAGGAGCTTGTCACCAAGTTGCTGGAAGAGGAAGGCAAGCAGCTCGAAGATTTGATCAAGTATCAAATAGAGCTTGAGGAACTCTCTCAATCTCGTCAGGCCATTGAGGGTGCGCGCAACGCCGCCTTGATGACAGGACTGACCGAAGAACAACTCAAATACGCCGAAATGACAAAAGAGGCACGCGAGTATCACGGCGTCACACTCGATCTCACCGACGAGCAAGTCATGGCTGTTGGCAAGCTGAAAAAAGTCATCGAAGAAGAAGCTGACAGGCTAGAGCGCGCAACAGGGCGCAAGGTCACAAACTTTGTCGCGAGTACAAACGCTTTGAATGAGCTCGATGGTGCGACTCAAAGAGCACAAAAGAGCTCGGACGAACTAGCCGGAATTTACGAGGGCATGGGGCCTCGCATGGAGGAATACGAGAAGGCCCTCGACAAGACGCTTGACTCGGTTCTCGGTCTCAAGGATACGCAAGACGATCTTGGAGACGCAACCGAAGACAGCGCGAAGCGTCAGACCGAAGCCATTAAGAAGATGGCTGAAGAAACGATCCCTGTCTGGGAACAGCTCGGCCAGACTCAAGAAGAGTATGAAAAAGCCGTCGACGATCATGCTAAGAAGATCGAGGATCGAACTGCGGAGAACGTCAAGCGTCTCAGCAACTTTTCCGACCAGAAAATTGATTACGAAAAGATTACGGTCAAGAAATTTATTGAGCTCAAGCAAAAAGAGCTTGAAGCCTTTATGAAGTACGAAGACAATTTGTCAACCGTCTCCAAGCGGACAAGCAAAGAGTTTGCTGACGAGCTTAGGAAGATGGGCGATGCCGCTGCGCCTCTGATTGCTAAGATTGCGATCGCGTCAGATAAAGAGCTTGAAGAGCTCGAGACGGTCTTTAAGAACCGAACAAAGGCGGCGACCGATGCCGCTAAGGAAGAGCTAGGACAGTTGCCCGGGGTTGCCGAAAACTACGTCAACTCCATGATCGATGCCGTTGACAGGAAAGATGAAGAGCTTAAAAAGGCGGGCTATCGCATTGGTAGTAGCCTGGTAGGTGGAACCAAGAGATCGGTCCTAATGGACTCCCCGTCAAAGGTCGGTATCGAGATTGGCGAGAACTGGGATGACTCAATCGCGATGGGTGCCGAAAAGGCGTTGCCGCGAGTTAAGGATGCCGGTCAAAAGGTCGGCGACACGCTGTCTGCCGCGACACTTCCGACGCCTCAAGACCTCAGCATGCAGCTTGATGTGATTAGGCGCGTATCGACGGTTGGAGACTATGGCACATCTCCTGTCAGGGTGCCTGTCGGTGGCGGTGTCGCGGGGCAGCCAGGGACCACAAGTGCGACTCCAACTGGATCAAGCTCGGTCTTTAACATTAACGTGCAAGTCCCGTATGACGAAAACGAAGACTTCGGCCGGAGGGTGGGGCGTATGGTCATGAACGAACTTCACTCGGCCGAAATGAGCCGGGGCGGGTAAGCCGCAGAACGGAGGGGAGCAATGAGACTCAAGATTTGGATTGACGGTGTGGATATTTGGACTCTTGGCTTCCGTGTGCTTCGGCTCCCGCCCTTGCAAGTGCCGGAACTTATTGTCGACGACGTGATTATCCCTGGGCGACCGGAATATCTAACCGACAGCAGAGACCAATTCAGCAATCTTAAAAAGGTGTCTGAACTCGCCTACATCGGCGACGATGTGATGACGGCCATCAGGCCGCTTGTCGCGGCTCAAAGTGTCCGTTTTAGCAACGAGGAAGACTTTGTTTATCATTGCGACAATCGGTCCGGGCAGGAGATCAATCGCTTAATCGCCGATTGGCACAAGTTTAACTTTACGTGGATTTGCAAGCCGTTGAAACGAGAAAAGACTCCGACGAAACTGACCGGTCTCACGTGGACGGGAACGAATCAAGGCACATGGCCGTCGGAGCCGAAGTTTGTCATCAACGCCGGATCGTCGCTTGTTGACATCGTGCTGACCGTGGCAGGACATACGGTTGAGCTCAAGCAGGTCAAGAACACGGTGACGCTTGACAGCGAAAGTCGGACGGTCAAACAAGGGGCTGTCAACATCGACTCCAAGATGTGGGGTGACTTCCCGGTGCTGCCACTAGGCAGCGTATCCATCGCTTGTACGGGAGCTGTCAGCATGGAGACCTATCCTAACTGGAGGTGGCGCTGATGTCGAACGTTTATTTGTTTAAGTCCGACGCGACGCCTGCAGAACTTGAAGCGAACGGTCTCGGCGTGCTCAAGGCGCATGTCGCGACGGTGAGCGAAGAACTCTTAATCCCTGACGCGTCGGCTCGCTACATGGCGACGGTTGCAGTTAGTGTTAAAGACAGGCTTGCATCCGAGGTCAAAGCTGGAGCGATTCTCCGGATGTCGACTCCGGAGGGCGACGACTACTTTCGCATCTCGAAGACAAATAAAACGCTTGACAGTATCACAGCATCCGCCTGGCAGATCAGCTACGACTTGGCGAATGCCGTCATCAGCAATCGTGCATGGATGGAGCAGGCACTCTCGACGGCATGGTCTGACATGCTCAAGGCGGGCGACACGGGAAAGGTCGATCAACGCTTTTCAGGCGTGAGCGATATCGCGTCCGTCAATTCTGTCCGGATCGTCCGAAGCAACGTCCTTGCTGCTTTGATCGGCACGCAAGACAATAGCGTGGTCAATCGATGGGGCGGGGAGATCAAGCGCAACAAGTTTACCGTCGATATGCTTTCTCGACGCGGACAAGACCGTGGAATCGTCCTGCGGTACGGCAAGAACATCACCGGCATAAACGAAAATATCGACGATAGCCAGGCGTATCAGGCGGTGCTGCCGTCGTATCTTGACGCGTCTGATCAACCTGTGGTCATGCCGCTGATGAAATCGCCGTACTTTGACGCGATGCCGAATCCGCGAACGGTCGCAATGCACTTTAGCGACATCAAGCTAAGTGAGGAGCTAACTCAAGCTCAAGCAGAACAGGAAGTCCAAGATCGTGTCAATGCTGGTTGGCTGAACCGTGTCGACCTGCCGCAGGTCTCATGCGAGATCAGTTTTGTCGAGCTGAGAAATACGCTCGAATATAAAGACCTTGCTGAGCTTGAGACAATCCTGTTAGGCGATACGCTCCGGGCGGTCTGGTCCGGGCATATCGACGTCAAGCAGCGCGTGATCGCGTATGAGTGGGATGCTCTGCGCGATCGCTACATCAACATCCAGCTTGGCAGTCCGCGCCGCAATATCGCGTCGCTGAGAGGGCAGATCGAATCGCAAATCCAAGATGGCATAAACAGGACTTTGCCGTCTGCCATAGCAGGCGCTATCGATGCGGCCATGCACTTTGATGACGTCTATGTCAACGCGATGGGGTACTATCCAACGGTCATCAAAAACGAGGCGACCGGCGCTTTGACGTCGTACATGCACGATGCGCCAACCTTAGAGGACTCTACATTCATCGCGACGTCTCCGGAGCCGGGTACGTATCTGTGGACGACATCGGGATGGAATGACGGTCATCCGGTTTGGCAGTACGGTCACACCAAAGATGGCAATGCCATCATGCAAGCGATCTCATTTTATAAGGTCACATCGCTTGATGTGACGCTCGCAGACGGAACCACCGCCCAACAAGCCTTTGACTCCGCTGTCACCGTCTTCCGCGACATCCCGCAGCCGCCCTACAAACAGGGCGACCTCTGGCATATGCCGGAATTAACGGTCGATTATTGGTTAAGTTCCGGACTCACGGTCGATCAAGTCATGGCTCTCGGCTTCACCGTCGATGAGCGCATGGGCGGTCACTCGTATGTGTGCGTCAACAGCCGCGCATCAGGGAGCTTTAACCGTGCTGACTGGAAACTGACCGGGACGACCGACAAGACATCAGCTAAGCTCTCTGAGCGGATCACGACGAACACCAACACGATCACCGAGATGGGGATGCAGGTCTCAGAAGTCACTGAGGTCGTGGACGAAATCGGCGACGTGTTCACGGACTTTCCGCAGCCACCGTATAAGGCCGGTGACGTGTGGCACATGCCTGAATTAACAGTGGACTATTGGCTTAATAGCGGTCTCACAGTCGATCAAGTGATGGCGCTTGGAATCACCGTTGACGACCGTATGGGAGGCAATTCGTACGTCTGCATCAACAGCAGAGAGACTGGCAGCTTTACGCGCTCGGACTGGATGATCACAGGCTCGACGGACAAGATGTCGGTCGTGTACGACGCTCGATTTACCGCGCAGGAAGTCGCGCTGACCGAAGAAGTTGACAAGATTGAGACGGAGCTGACGCAGATCAGAGCCGGCTACGTCAGGATTATTGACATCGACGGCACGTACCCCGAGACCATCATCGACGGCGGTGTAATCAACACCGGGTCAATTACGATCGGCAAGCTCGCGGATGGTGCGGTGACTGAGGATAAACTCGCCAACGGCGCGGTCGGAACGGTCAAGATCGCGGACGGGGCAATCATCGGAGACAAGCTCGCCGTCAACTCAGTCACTGTCGGTAAGCTCGCTGATGGTGCGGTGACGGAAGATAAGCTCGCCAACGGCGCGGTCGGAACGGTTAAGATCGCGGACGGGGCGATCATCGGAGACAAGCTCGCCGTCAGCTCAGTCACTGTCGGTAAGCTCGCTGATGGTGCGGTGACGGAAGATAAGCTCGCCAACGGCGCGGTCGGCACGGTTAAGATCGCGGACGGGGCAATCATCGGAGATAAGCTCGCCGTTAACTCGGTCAACGCTTCTAAGCTTGCAGAGATCGCGGGGTTTACGTTTACAAATTCCGTCATGTCAAGCGGCAGCGGAACATCAAAAGTAATGATCTCCGGCAATCCCAACTACTCGATTTTTGCCATCGCTCTTGGCGCTGACACACCCGCAAGCTCGCCGTTCCGGGTCAACCGCAATGGCAAGCTATATTCGAGCGATGCGTACGTCTACGGCAATATTCGCGCCTCTACCGGGCAGATCGGTCCGCTGAAGGTGTCAAACACAGGACTGACGTTTACGACTTCAGGGAAATTCCAAATCGACCCGAACGGCAACTTAAAAGCGACTGGTGTCGACCTTGACGGGAATCTTGTCGGGTCGTTCACAACTAAAAGCGGCGGCGGAATCTGGATCGATCAGAAGAATCATTACACGCGCATCAAGGACGATCAAGGCGACTGGCGTGTTTTCGGCATTGAAGTCATATGGGGTGCAGTATACAGCGGCGGACCGACGACTAAGAGAATTGAAGTCGTCGCGCTCAAAGGCACAGGCACGTCACCGCCGTCCCCACCGTCACCGGGCGG